ACAGTTGCGATCCTATAAAAAGTTTTAACTTGACGAAATTTCGTTGTTGGCCGATCGCTGACAGAAGTTCTATGGGACTTGCTTTTGAAAAACTTGCTTTTGAACAGGAGCACCGCCGTGTTGTGCCGTTGATTAAAGAACGAGGTAAACTCTGCATAGCCCCCTGCGGGCTGCTTGAGCACCTAGATACAAAATACAGTAAAGTTTTGTCTGCAGAAAATTTATCTTTGTTAGATATAACTCAGATGTTCAGCGTGTAGTCTGTGACCCAATCCGATGCTTTCTTATTCAATGAATTTGATTCTATGGAACCTCTAAAAACTTCAGAAGATCCAGTCAACAGCCCATCGCACTATACACAAGGTGCTGTCGAGTGTATTGATGCCATTGAGTCTGCTTTAGGTGTTGAAGGGTTTAAAGCGTACTGCCGTGGAGCTTGTTTGAAGTACTTGTGGAGAACTGAGCATAAAAACGGTGTTGAGGACTTAAAAAAATGCGCGTGGTATTTGAGACGTTTAATAATTATTTGTGAAAAATACGATTAAACTTAGAAAAACTTTTGTTGTTATGGACGTTAGAGCTTTTGGATCTGTATACGGGCAATCTTCAACCTTACCTTACGCAAGTGGTTTTCATTATGTGCCTGCAAGTGGGTTAAAACGTTTTTCTGCCGCCCGTGGATTTTATATTATGACTGATGCTGGTCAAGATCATTACCTAACAGTTGAGATGACTGATACACCCGGTCAGCAGATCCCATTAGTGCGGTTGAATGCTGATTCAATTGTACCTATGTCTATAACAGCTATTCATAGTGGTACTGTTCACAATGTTATTGTTTTCTACTGATGAACTCTTTTAACAACGCTGCTTTTGGGTTTTCAAAAAACTATCAAGAGCAAATTAACGCCGCTGATGCGCAGCGTCGAGCCAATCAATCGGCTGATTCAGCATTTGCTGAAATGTCGGCAGAGGATGAAACGTCACTAACAGGTCAGCCACAACCATCTCTGAATCCCGGTGGGTATTCTGCCGATACAAATTCTTCAGAATTTGATCAAAATACAAACGCAGATGTAAATCTTTTGACAAGAGCTAAGCGTCGTGCAGCTAAATATCTAGGACAGAGCTAAGCTACTATAGTGGCACCCGCTCAGGCGATCTATGCTTATCGATTGCTTTCCGTATTTTAACGAGAAAGAACTACTAGAACTCCGTATCAGGACTCTTGAAGATTACGTTGACGGATTTTTAATAACAGACGCCAACAGAACGCATCGGGGTGATGAAAAGCCTTTTACCTGCGTCGATACTCTTAAAGAACTCGGTATCGACGACAGTAAAGTTCAAGTCTTACACGTTGAACTACCTTCTATTGAGGAAGCACCAGATCCGTGGTTGCGTGAGCGAGCCCAGCGCGATGCTTTAGGTGTTGGGCTTCATATGTGTTCAGACGAAACGTTCTTTATTTGCTCCGACTGTGATGAGCTAGTCAATCCTCTTAAATTAGATAAGCTAAAAACCGCAGCTGAAACTTCAAAGCAAGTAGTGCGGGCTAGCATGTCTATGCACTATGGACGCGCTGATCGGCAGTTAATAACTCCTGATGGTGTTTTGCATGAGTGGCAACGAGCTTTTGTTTCTACGGTTGGTTTTTTAAAGAAACACAGCACACTTTCCGTAATGAGAGAGAGCCAGGATAATCTGTATCTAGGTGAAAGAGATTTTGGTTGGCATTTAAGTTGGATGGGTGACGGTGTCCGACGAAAGAATAAACTCAGATCTATTGCTGAGTACTATATGTGGGACACACCAGACATACAGCGCAGATGTGACATGTTTGAACCCCAAGAGGGAAACCTCGATATGCTGGGGCGTGACGATCACTTAATTACCACTTATCCTTTAAGCGCTCTGCCCTCAAAATTATTTGAGTTGGAGCGCGTCAAAACCTATCTCCTTCCTGAAAATGTTAATTGATTGTTTTCCTTATTTTAACGAACGCGAGTTACTTGAATTACGCATTTCCTTATTAAAGGATCATGTCGATGGTTTTTTAATCGCAGATGCGGACCGAACTCATAGAGGAGAGCCAAAGGCTTTTACTTGTGCCGAAACCATTAAGGAGTTAGGTTTACCTGCTGATCTGATCGAGGTTATCCACGTCAAACTTCCGCCTGTTGACGAAGAACCGGATCATTGGGTTCGCGAGCGTGGACAACGTGACGCCCTTGGCGTTTATCTCGCAGAAATGCCAAAAAATGCTGTTTTTATTTGTTCTGACTGTGACGAACTCCCTAACCCAGCAAAATTTGAACAGATAAAAACTGAACTTGAGGCAAATCCTGATGCAATTTTAGGTTTGGATATGTCCATGCACTACGGGAGGGCAGATTTACAGCTCTGTACTCCCCTTGGTGAGCTTTTTCACTGGCATTGTGCAACGATCTGCACTGCAGGAAGACTTGCTTCATTAGGATCTATAACAAATGTTCGTCGTCAGACTACACGTAAGGTAATAGGAGACCGTGATGCTGGGTGGCATTTAAGTTGGATGGGTGACTCTGAAAGGAGACTTAAAAAACTTAAATCTTACGCACATTGGGAGACCGATATGCCTACTGTTGTTGAGACCTGTAAGACATTTGAAGCGGTACCTGGCAATATAGACATGTTGGGTCGAGAAGATCATATGCTTACTGCGTTTCCAATGGAAAATTTACCGCTAGAAGCGGTTACACTGGAAAGAGTCAGAAAGTATCTTCTTCCAGATGACTAATAAAATGCCCGCTGAGCTCTTGAAAAAGTTTCAAGAGAAAAATCAAGGGGACAAAGAATCAAAGGGTGGTGAACCCCGTGGCAAAGAAGAATCACGTAAGAGGGCTTTAGCAAAAGCCCGTAAGGCCAAACAGATGGCAGCCAAGAAGTAATCTTTAATCGTTTTGTCCTTAACTTGAATGTCTGCGAGCTCAACTGAGACCAGAAAACGGTTTAATGAGATTCTGGAGGCTTCACGCACCCAGGATCGAAGCAACCAATCGGCCACGATGGTTGTTTTAAGCCATTTACAGCAGATGACTCTTCTTATGATTAAGAAGGGTGTAACATTCTACTGTGATCAGGATACGTATAAAAGTCGTTCAAAGTTTCTAGACAACGTTATAAAACTGAATAAAATTGATATTCGATTTCCTTCGATTATCAGGAATTTCTTAATTGATGGTGCTGGTCTCTTTTATTTTCGCCCTGACCCAAAGTTAAAGTACCAGATTTACTTTTTTAACAAAAATCAATATCGCGTTTATCACGATGTAAACGGCGAAGTAGAAGAAGTAATCATTATCTACAGCTATAAAGTTAAAAACAGTACTTTAGGTCTACCTAGTAATGCGTATGGACAAAACAAACGATACGTTCGACTTTCTATTACAGCTGAGGAGATTAGTGAGGTCGAAACTGATAGTGAATTAAGTTTTGAGCTTGAACCAGGTGCAATTTTAACTCCAAGTAAAAAAAGACCTAACATGCTTGGTTTTATACCAGCTGTTGAGGTATTAAACAAACCAAACGCAAGCGGGACAGAAGGAGAAGGCGAGTTTGATCCTTTTATGGAGCAGATTGTTCTCCACGATCAACTTGCACGGAACATTTCTAAAAATATTGAATTTTTTGGTAATCCAACGTTAATTAGTTCCCGTCCCCGTAGTGATCTTGTCGAAGCGTCAGATAGTCAGTCAACTTTTAGACCTACGATCAGCAGTCAGAGTGGTTTTTCTGGAGTCGATAGCCCGTCGACAAGAGTAAGTGAACCTTTCGGCGCCTCGATGGGTGGTGGCCTGCGTGTTCCGCGAATTATTGCGAACGTAGAACCTTCCGATCGTGTGGGCTATATGACACCTGACCCCGTTAACGGGGACATGAGCAGATATCTTCTGTTGTTAAGAGAAGAGATACGTACTGCACTTGGCGGTGTTGACGAAATTTCAATTTCAGCCGGGGCTACTGCGACTGAAATTAAAGGTTTGATGGGTCGAGCGCAGGCCACGGCGTTAAGAAAAAATAAATCATTCCTTGTGTATGGTTTTAATCGTCTTTTAGAAATGATGATTTACCACCAAGAATTAATATTTCGAGAGTCATTTGTAGCTGCTTCCGGGTTGAAAGAACCAAAACCTCCGACAGAACAAACACCCGAAGCAATTGAAAAGTATCAAACTGCAAACGTAAAGTTTGAAGGAAAGTTAGAGCAGGTGATGAAGATGGCTCTAGCAGAGAATAAAGTACCCCGTGGGGTTATTGGACTACCAGAAGATGGTGATCGTACAGTTACTTATAGGTATCAAGGTGATGTTTATGAAGATACGGCTTACGATGTAAACCAAAAATCTATTGTTGTTCGTAACCTACAAGAGCTGGGAGTTGATAGTATAGAAGCGTTGAAGTTCTTATTTCCAGAAAAAACTGATGCTGAACGGGCTGAGATGTTGAAGGGTTTCCCTTTCCGTATGGTTCAACAAACTCAGTCAGCTATGCAACAATTTCTGGTATTATTAAACCAGATGTTGCAATCTCCTCATCCGCTTGCGCCTAACCAACCGCTTGCAGCTGATCCGAGATTGAATATCACTCCGCTAATCTATAGAACTTTCGACCATCTCGCGGAAGAACTAACCTACTCGGGTAGCTATGAGCCAGCAGATCCAAGCTTCGACCCCGAGCCCGGTCTCCCAGGCAGTAGCCTCGGACCAGGGCTCAACCGCTTACCCCCAGTGGGTAACCCAAACGCCTACCCCGGCGGTAGCTTCGGCAGCTACAGCCCACTTGCCGTCGCCGGGAATACCGACTACGGGGCCTACTACCAACAGCCAGTACAACCAGTTAACGTCGCCGTCCTCCCCCAACAATCCGTGGGAAGCAGCGATGGGTTCACTGGAGCGGGTGCTTACGCAGATCAACCCGCCGTACCCCAGCCAGGCTCAACCGTCGCCCTACCAGGTGGCACAGCCGCAGGTTACTCAACAGAGCAATCTGGCTTCACAGGTCCAACCTTGGGCTTACCAGGCACAGCAGGTAGCGCAGACCTTGCCTACCAGCGTCTCACCGACCCAGGTTTCCTCGCAGACTTCTACGGCCCCACAAAGCGGCCCACACGGTCTAAGCCCCGCAACTCACGCCGTAGTTAACCACTTCGGTATCGAGGCTCCCGGCATTCTCAATCAGTACTCTTGTGCTCTTGAGGACATGCTGATGGATCAGGCGGGTCGTATGGATAATCTCGCACTGCGTCACGACGCTATGGAGACTATCTTGACCAATCCCGATCACTTAGCCAACTATACTGACCGCTTCTTCACTGAAGTCTATCCTGTGGACATTGACTCTCCCGGACAAGGTCAACAGGCTCCCCAGGCTTATCAGCCCAGGTACGATATGCCCGCACCCCCTGCTAATGCCGGTGGGTCTACTCAGGCACCAGCTCCTCAACAACAATGGGAGACTTTTGGTGACGTGATGAATCGCAGCCCAGAGAACGCTTGGCGTTATCTCAGTCAGATTGGGCCCGAAGCTCTTCGCAGCAAGCTCCTGTTCATGGATGCTTCTTAGTAACGTTAGATGGTCGAAATTGTCTCCCTCGGAAACGGGGGAGCTTTTTTTTGCTAATGTACAAGTACCAACTGATTAATTATGAGAGCTTTAGGAACCTTGCGTCGTAAGCCAAGTTTAGAAAAAGAAGTTCAAGAGGTTGTTGTTAATCAACCCCTTGAGGTTGTCACTCCTGTGCTTCCTCCTGCACCCCAAGCTCAAGTTGAGCTGTCGTCTGATTTTGAAGGCTCCGTGGAGCTCAGCTGAAGCTTACGTAATCTTTTTTGGATTTCGTATTCAAAGTATTTTTCAGCTGCGTTAAGCATACGAATTCCGGCATAACCGCAGATAAAAGAGGCCGCGAT